CTGTAGTGTACCCTATCTTGTATTTTCTAATTTTAGGAGGCCACAATGTCAGAATCAAGAGCTAAATTAGAGCAGATTCTCGAACTCCTTCTTGCCGAAGAGAACGAAAAAGCTGAAGAAATGCTACATGAATATGTAGTTTCTAAGGCCCGCTCAGAATATGAGCGTGTACTCGAAGCAGAAGATGAAGTTGAAGAATCAGCTGAAGAAACAGATGAATCAGTAGAAGAAACAATCGATCAAAGCAACGACTTTGAAGATGATATCCTAGCTGATCAAAACGAAATTACTGCCGACGAAACAGGTCTTTCGGAAGAAGGCGAAGAAGAAGAAGGCGAAGAAGAAGGTGCTGAAGAAGGTGAAGGCGACCTAGAAGATAAGGTTGACGATCTAGAAGCAGAACTAGAAGAACTCCGCGCTGACTTTGAAAAGCTAATGGCTGGCGACGAAGATGCTGAAGATGCCGATATGGACATGGGCATGGACGACGCTGAAGACGCTGAAGACAAAATGATGGACTCAGTTGAGTACGATCTAGACGAAGAAATTGAAGAAGACAGCGAAGTTGTTGAAGAAGCTACAAAGCTACAAGACAAAGTTGCTGCTCCTAAGGCTCCAGCTGATGAAGGTGCAAAGTCTTTCACAGCACCAAAGAAGCACTTCAATCTAAGCGGTCAGTCAGTTCCTAAGATCAAAGACGGCGGCGAAGGCAACAAGGGTGCCAACAACGCTAAAGATCACACACCTACAAATAACATGGGAATTAAACCAGCTAAGGTAAGCGTACCTAAGGCTTAATTGTAGGCGAGGAAATTATAATGACACGCAAACTTTATGAATTTATGAACCCAGAAATGGGTAAATTTAAGCTCATGGAAAGTGAAGACGGCAAGGAATTATTCATGCAGGGTCTTTTTATCCAGGGCGACATAAAGAATCAAAACGGTCGCGTATACCCCGGTAACGAGATCGAGCGTGCCTGTAATGCAATTAGAGAAAGATTAAAGAAGGGTGAAACAGTTTTAGGTGAGTTAGATCATCCTGAAGAACTTCAAATCAATCTCGATCGTGTGAGCCATATGATTACAGATATGTATTGTGATGGCGCAGACGGTATTGGTAAACTTAAGATCATAGATACACCTATGGGTAATATTGCAAGGGCTTTATTAAAAGCCGGAGCAAAACTGGGCGTTAGTAGCCGCGGTAGCGGAAATGTTAATGATTCGGGTCGCGTATCCGACTTTGATATAGTTACTGTGGACATTGTGGCCCAGCCCAGTGCGCCAGACGCATATCCAAAAACAATCTATGAGAGTTTGTTTAATATGCGCGGCGGTGCCGCTGTTCATAGAATAGCAGCCGCCGTGAGTTACGATAAAAGTGCAGAAAAACATCTAATGAGTGAAATCACTAAAGTCATTAGAGAACTTAAACTATAAAGTAGGAGACTACTATGGCAGTGACATTTAACGATCTACTTGAAGGCGCCGGACTCAGCAATGATGCCCGTGTGGCTGTTCAAGAAGCCTGGGAGTCACGCCTTGCTGAAGCTAGAGAAGAATTAACAGCAGAGCTTCGTGAAGAGTTCGCACAGCGTTACGAGCATGACAAAGGTCTAATCGTAGAAGCTGTAGAAAGCTTCATTAATAAGAAGGTAGAAGCTGAGGTAGCTGAGCTAGCTGAGGATAAAAAGGCCCTCGCAGAAGAAAGAGTTAAGTATCGCAAAGCCGTAAGTGAACATGCTAAACTACTTGACAAATTTGTAACTGAAATGGTTGCAAAGGAAGTTAAGGAATTGCGTGCAGACCGTACTCGTGTAGCTGAACATGTATCAAAGTTAGATAACTTTGTTGCAGAACAGCTAGCAGAAGAACTAAAAGAATTCCACGAAGACAAGAAAGCACTAGTAGAGCAAAAGGTCAAAATGGTACGTGAAGGCAAGCGTCAGCTTGCTGAAGCAAAGAAAGACTTTATCAGCAAAGCTGCTGGCAAGATTGAATCAACAATCAATCGTGTTATCAGTGAAGAAGTTAAGTCATTCCGCAATGACATCACTGCGGCTCGTGAGAACGACTTCGGACGTAGAATTTTTGAAGCATTTGCAAGTGAATTTGGTACAAGCCACTTAAACGAAGCAAAAGAAATCAAGAAAGTACAGAAGACAATCGCCGACCTAGAGAAGAAGTTAGCAGAAAGTCAAGCAGTTATTGCATCTAAAGAAGATACAGTGAAGCTAACAGAAAGCAAACTTCGTATCGCAGAAGACCGTATGGCTCGTAAGCAAAAGCTAGACGAACTATTACGTCCTCTCGGCAAAGAGAAGAAAGAAATCATGTCAGATTTACTTGAGTCAGTCAAAACAGAAAAGCTAGAAGAAACTTTTAACAAGTATATTCCAAGCGTTCTCGATGGCGAAACAGCAAGAGTGAAGAAGACTTTGTCAGAATCAGTTGTGCGCGAGCACACTGGTAATAAGCAGGCAACTGTGAAGGCAGAAGCCGATGACAGCGCGGACGTAGTTGAATTAGACCAAATCCGCAAATTAGCCGGACTTTCAAAATAATAGGAGTTAAGAGATGGCAAATTTATTTGAAAGCAACTGGTCTGCAACCAAAGAAGCCCTACTAGAAGGTCTATCTGGCAACAGAAAGAACTCATTGGATGTAGTCCTCGAAAATACAAAGCGTTATTTGTCAGAGGCCGCTACAGCAGGTGCAACAGGTGCAGGTTCAGTCGCAACATTAAACAAGGTAATGCTACCACTAATTCGTCGCGTAATGCCAAGCGTTATTGCTAACGAACTAGTTGGTGTACAGCCAATGACTGGCCCAGTAGGCCAGATCCACACTCTCCGCGTTCGTTACGCAGAGACAGGTGGCGGCGCAACAGCAGGTGATGAAGCTCTAAGCCCATTCCTACTAGCTTCAACTTATGCAGGTAGCCCAACAGCTACAGCAGCAGCTGAAGGTGTAGCTGGTCGTAAGATGAGCATCCAGATCCTCAAGGAAACTGTAGAAGCTAAGACAAGACGCCTAAGCGCACGTTGGACATTTGAAGCTGCTCAAGACGCAGAAGCAATGCACGGCGTTGACGTAGAAGCTGAAATCATGCAGGCTCTAGCACAGGAAATCGTAGTTGAAATCGACCAAGAAATTATCGGTTCACTACGTTCACTAGCTGGTGCTGGTACAACATTGGATTTTGGTGGTTCCCTAACAGGTACACCAACATACATTGGTGACCGTCATGCTGTTCTAGCTATCGAAATCAATCGCGCTGCAAACAGAATTGCTGCTCGCACACGTCGTGGTGCAGGTAACTACATCGTAGTAAGCCCAGAAGCACTAACAATTCTACAAAGCGCAACAACATCAACTTTTGCTCGTACAACAGAAGGTACATTCGAAGCACCAACAAACACCAAGTTTGTAGGTACATTGAACGGTACAATCCGTGTGTTCGTAGACAACTATGCAGCTGACGGTACTAAGGTACTTGTTGGTTACAAGGGTTCAAGCGAAACTGATGCTCCAGCATTCTACTGCCCATACATTCCATTAATGAGCACAGGCCCAGTAATGGATCCAGCAACTTTTGAACCAGTAGTTAGCTTTATGACACGTTATGGTTATAAGGAACTAACAAATACTGCTTCATCACTTGGTAACGCAGCAGACTACGTTGATGCAATCACACTTGCAAACGTATCATTCCAGTAAGATTTAACCCTTAACGG